TTGCCTTTGCACTTGCGGGAATAATTCTTCCACGTAAATACGCCGGTAGTCTTTTTGTAATCCAAAACCTCCAACAGCCAACTATGGCTTAACTGCTTCTCCTTTTCCTTATTAACCTTCATTTCATATGTTCCTTGGCCAACAGGCAGATGTCGGCAACGTGCATGGCTTCAGCGGCAGTACACCCGTCCACATCTTTGCCATCCAGACGGTCGAGGAAGGCATGGGCTTCTGCCACGTAATTCTCGTCGAATGTATCCCGGCCGTGGAAATTGCGGGTATACAGCCCCCGATTATCGGGACAGAAGGCTTTGCGACGGAGTAGGTCAACCTCAATGGAACCGTCTGTGCCGACAATCAGGAATCCTCTTCTTTCATACTTGGTCAGGTAATCCAGATGAACCACGGTCTGACAGTGGGTGACATCGTGGTTGAGGATGATATCCACTGTGCTCTGATCATCTCCCACCGCCGCCATCATGACAGCGTGACCCAGCAGGTGGATCGCCAAATCAATCTCGTGACTCCAGTTCAGGATGACGCCATCCCGGATATAGTCCGCCTTGTTATTATATTGGGCGCAGGTGAACCGAGCCCATAGGGGTTTACCGATCAGGCCTTCTCCCAACCATTCTCTGGCCCGTTTGACACAGGAATGGAACCGGAGGTTATAGCCGACCATTTTAATGTGGGTGGTCGATATCGCTGCCCAATGGTTCCGTGTTGATATGATTGGTTTCTCCACAAAGACATATCTATGCGCATCATGGCAGTCGATGATGTCTTGGTAATGCTGGACAGTCGGAGTGGCGATGACGATGGCATCAGCCCATTCCAGTAGACTATCGTGGTTCAGAGAGGTTAATCCTTTGCCACCATTTGCCTGAAGGTCGTATGTCTCTACTTCGCAGCCAAGGTCCTTAAAGTTCCGGTAGTGTCGCCTGCCGATGCTTCCGAGGCCGAGGACTCCGATTTTTCGTGGCATGGAGGTCTCTATATGTCTTACCGAGCTTGCGGATGTATTTGACGGGAGTGTCCCATCCCAATGGGAGTTCATTGAACCATCGATCCTTGTCGGTTCTCTTGTGGGTACTGCCATAGGAGGGGTCCTGTTTACGGGTTGGTAGGGCATCCCTTCGGATGTTCTTCCAGTTATCTGCGAATAGCCTTATCCCTACCATCCGCAGTCGATCATAGGATGACTTCAGGGTGGTGCTCTGCGGCCATGATCGGATCAAATGCTGAACAATGATGTTGCCGGTGTCGATACCTGCATCAATCCGGTGGATGGTCACTCCCTTCGGGGTATCATCGAACCACGACCAGAAATTCGGATCAGCCCCTCTATTCCATGGAAGGAATGATATGTGGATGTTGACAATCCGGTCACCCATGGCATCGATGATGTCCTTGCCGATGATATGCGGGTATCCAAAGGACACGATAAAATCTATGCCGTGCAGAGACGGAACTGCCCCATTGCACTCGACGTAAGTATCCCCTGCCGCATCCAAGACAGGGGTTATCAGTTCCGGATAGGGCGAGAGAACGAGACCCCTCATGCATACTTGTCCCATGTATCTTTGCGAAGAACTGTGACGGCTTCTTCATCGGCAGTCTTGACTTCCGACATCCATTCATAGGCTGGATTGGCCAGCCATAGGTCGCCATACTTCATCTTATAGGAGAAGAGTCCTTCCTTATGGTGGTAAGGAACCGCCTTCGGTAGCGAGGGATGGAAGTCATGAATGGCCAGATGGCCCCCATCTGCCAGTAGGGCATCAGCAAAAGCCACGGTGGAGAACAAGTCTTCCCGGTCCAGCACGTAGAGGCAGAATCCAAAGATCAGGATGTCGATCTTCTCTCCCCGGAACATCTTGTAGGCTGTCTCAGCACTGCCCCGATAGAGTTTCAAGTCAGGATAAAGTGTCCTGCCGTGTTCGATGGCCTGCTGTGATGGGTCAACGCCAAGGCATTCGCAGCCAAAGTATGTATGTAATGACTTCAGATACCTTCCATCACCGCATCCAATCTCCAATATCTTCTTGGGATTGGCATCGATGTTCCAATAGGCGGCTATGACAAGGGGGTTTGGTTCCTTGTCCCGGTTACGTTCGAACCATGCATCAGCTTCACCGGCCCAGAAGGCAGCCTGTTGTTTCATCTGAACTTCCCCCAATGTACGAGGTCAATGTAACTGTCGTTCACGCAGAAGTGATCATCCTGTCGACCTTCTTCCATCATCCCATAGTGGGCACAGATGCCCATCATTCCGATGTTGGAGGCCATGCAACCGGCTTCAATCTTCCGAACGACGTGGAAATCATGCAGTAGGGGATCACATACCCCCTTCCATGCCTCAAAACCCAGCCCAGACCGCCATCGATTGGTGTATCCGATCATAATCCCGACATCAGCGACCTTATTATGCAGATCAATGTTCGCTAAGGCGGTTCCAATCATGATCTCATCCTGATAGATGGCGAGATAGGGGTCTCCGGGCCTTAAGGCTTGGATATAGGCCAACTGAGACTCGATGGTGTGGTGCTTGTGCCTCTGTTCGGAGTATTTCACCACTTCAGGGTTATTCAGCCAGCCGATGATTTCCCGGATGTCATCTTCCGTGTTTCGGACGGGACCAAACGTTAATCTGCGGGTGTTGGGCCATGTCATTTTGATTTCCCCTTGGCTTTGGCATCTACTTTCTCTTGGTAGGCTGCCCGTTCTGCCGGGTATTCATCCACGAAGTGCTGAAGCAGCCGCATCAGGGTTTCGCAGAGGGTTAAAATGCCTTCAGCATCAGCGCTATAGCCGCCCAGTGCCCGGCGTTTGACCACTTCTTTCATCATGGTCTTTTCGAGTTCTAACAGGTCAGACCGTTTCATGAGCGTCTCCTGTTGCTCGGGATGACCCGCTTCGTACCACGTTGCCTCTGTCGGGCACAAGACATAAATTGTGGCAACACAGAGGTATCTAGTGGAAGCCGTCGAAGCAGTTATCAGGGGCGCACGTCAGATCGCTAAGGTCAAAGCGAAAGAGCGGGCCGAGAGCAATCTGATGGAGTTCTGCGAGTATCTTTGGCCCGTGGTGGAACCTGCCATCCCCTTCGTCCGAGGTTGGGCCATCGGGGCCATTGCGGAACATCTTCAAGCCGTGACCGAAGGGCAGATTACCCGCCTTTTAATGAACGTCCCCCCCGGCTTCACCAAGTCCTTGATGACAGATGTGTTTTGGCCTGCATGGGAATGGGGGCCGCGTAACATGCCGTGGCTCCGATACGTCTGCGCTTCCTACTCTAGTCATCTGACCGAGCGTGACAATATGCGGTGTCGCAATGTCGTGACCAGTAATCTCTATAAAGACGCTTGGGGCGACCGGTTCCAGATTTCCAACGAGCAGTTCACCAAGATTAAGTTCGCTAATAACAAGACCGGCTGGAAGCTTGCCACTTCAGTTTCAGGTATCGGGGTCGGTGAACGTGGTGACCGCTTCATCATCGATGACCCCAACAACACCATGGACATGGAGTCCGAGGCAGTCCGTCACACCACCAACCTCTGGTTCACCGAAGTTGTTCCCGACCGTCTGAATAATCCTGAGAAGTCCGCCATTGTGATTATTCAGCAACGGCTTCATGAGGATGACATCAGCGGCACCGCCCTGTCCCGAGAGATGGGCTACACCCACCTGATGATCCCGGTGAGGCACGACACCACACGGCACTGCACGACTTATTTTCCCAAAACTCAGGAACCGCTCTGGGAAGACCCCAGAATCGAAGATGGCGAACTGGCGTGGCCAGAGCGCTTCACCGATAAGGTCTGTGACGATCTGGAGCGGGATAAAGGCCCCTATGCGTGGGCTGGGCAGTACATGCAGAGTCCCGCCCCCCGTGGTGGTGCTATCCTCAAAGACGAATGGTGGCAGGTATGGCCTCCAGAGGGCTATCCGCCCACAAGTATTTTCCCGACTTTTGAATACATGCTGGCCTCTCTCGATACCGCTTACACCGAGAAGGAAGAGAATGACCCCTCTGCCCTGACGGTTTGGGGCATGTGGAGGGATGATTTCGGCAATCCCAAGATCATGCTGGTCTACGCATGGACCGAACGACTCCAGTTCAATGAACTGGTGGACCGGGTTACCGACAACTGCATCCGGCCATCAGTGTCGGGCAGGCCAAATTATCCTGTGGATAAATTGCTGATCGAAGCCAAGGGGGCGGGGATGTCGGTGGCCCATGAACTTCACCGGCTATGGCGGGGGACAGGCAAGCTTGGAATCGAACTGATCGACCCCAAGAAGTGTGGCGATAAAGTGGCGAGACTGACTTCCATCCAGCATCTATTCTCGGATGGGATGGTCTATGCCCCGGATTTCAAATGGGCGGATGCGGTGATCCGGCAATGCTCGGTGTTTCCCAAGGGGTCGCATGATGACCTCGTGGACTCCACCGCTCAGGCCCTTAGGTACTTGAGAGATATGGGTTTTGCGCTCCGGAGGGAGGAAGCATCGCTGGTCGCCGCCGAGGAACTGGCGTATGATAACCGCATGGCTATACGCCCCCTTTATGAAACCTAGTTGATGGACCTCAAGACCGGCAGCCTTAAGATGAACGGCCCCTACCCGACTGTGGTTGGGCCGCACCTGCCTATGAAGGCCCCCAAACCTGTTCAAGAACAAAACGGGAACATAACCAAGGGGGTCATCTCCTTTGAAGATGGTGTCATCAAGGTCGATAACCCCGATGGCACCACCACCATTGACTTCAATGGAACCCCCGATGATCTCGATGATGGCAAGATCGATACCTCCCATCAGGCCAATCTCGCCAAGAAGTTGGACGATGATAAGCTCGGGGAGATCGCCACTGAATTGATTGAAGCGGTAGACCGCGACGATTTGTCGCGGAAGCATTGGTTAGAAACCCGTGCATTGGGCATCACCCTGCTCGGATTGCAGTTAGAGAAACCCCGTTCCGACACCGGTAATACTTCAGCGCCCCTCGAGGGCATGTCAACAGTCCGACATCCGCTGCTACTGGATGCCACCACCCACTTTCAGTCCACCGCCCGTGCAGAACTTCTTCCGGCTTCAGGCCCAGTTAAGGTTCGTAATGACTCTCCGGCCAAGCCAGCGAGTGCCCTGCCTTCGGCATCTCCAGATGACCCAAACAATCCAACGCCAACGCTTCCTCCACAAAACTCGCCCGACGATCTTGCTCAGGCACTTGAGAAAGACTTCAACCACTATCTGACTGTTATTGCTTCGGAATATGTCCCAGACACCGACCGGATGCTGTTCTATGTCGGGTTTGGCGGTGATGGCTTTAAGAAGGTCTACAACTGCCCGCTGCGCAGGCGACCGGTCTCCGAGAGCATTGATGCCGAAGACTTGATCATCTCCAATGCGGCTACAGACATTTCGAACTGCGGCAGAGTGACGCACCGGATGCGGATGCGCAAATCGATCTTGAGGCGAATGCAGATTTTGGGGGAATGGCGCGATGTCGATCTGGCTCCGCCCTCGGTCACCATGCAAAAGAATCCTGTGGATAAAAAGAAGGATGAAATCGCAGGCATTAATCCTAGTGTGCAGCGCCCCGAAGATAGGGACTATGAGATATACGAAATATATTGCGAACTAGATTTGGACCAGTTCGCTCCAAAGCGCTTTAAGAACAAAGGCTTACCGCTCCCCTATCGTGTTACGATAGAGAAGGAAAGCCGCAAAATTTTGGATATCAAGCGGAACTGGGACGAGAAAGATAGGGAGTGCATGGCGAAGCAATACTTCGTCCAGTTCCCGATGATCCGGGGGATAGGGTTCTATGGTCTCGGCTATATCCATCTCCTTGGTAATCTGGCCATTGCCCTGACCGCTTCACTGCGGCTTCAGTTGGACAATGGCATGTTCTCAAACTTCCCCGGCTTTCTGTACGCCAAGGGCGTTGGCAGACAACTCACCAACCAGTTCAGGGTTCCCCCCGGTGGGGGCGTCGGCCTCGAACTCGGGGCCAACCAAGACATCCGCAGTGCCGTCATGCCGCTTCCCTAC